GTTTGATTATCCCAACGACCACTAGACGGAATAGGTAGTATCGTCGTCGATTCGAGCGAATGCTTCGCGCACTACTCCGCTCGTTTCACAAGCAATTAATATTTTCATTGTCGAATCGGTACTCGTCTCCTTTTTCCCTTTCCCAAGTGATTCGATTTCTGACCGAAAAATTGGCCTCAAGCACATTTTGCATTGGTAGCGGGAGCAGGATTCGAACCTGCGACCTGCTGGTTATGAGCCAGCTGAGCTGCCGGAATGCTCCACCCCGCTGTAGACTATATATATAAAGGTTAGGTTTAATATCTATATATTATTATTATATATATAATAATACTCTCTCTCTAAGAGAGAGTAATATATTATTAGTATATTAAATTAACTATATTACTAAGTATAGCACATAAAGTTGAAATGTCAAGGTTTGACATTCCAACTGTTGGTAATCGAAGATTACCTCTAATATTAAGAAGTCAAGTCATAAGGAGCTTCGCTCCGTCGGCTACTATGTACCTCTAAAGTTAAGTCATTGATTATTATAGTAATTAATAAAGTTCCCCATATTCCCCGTCTTGTGTAATTGAGGGTAAATATATCACCCAGCCGGCCAGCGGGGGGAGTACCCGTCAATATTTCACCAGGCTGTCAATATATTGACATGGCCGCGTTGTACCTGCACTGTACCTGTGGATAACCTGGGGATAGATTGTACCTGCACCTTGTCGTTGTACCTTAATTGTACCTTTGATGTACCTTCATTGTACCTTTAATTAGTCGGTCGCAGGCAATCCAACTAATTGATTGGTTATTAAGTTCCTACAGGAACAAAATTGGTACCTATGTGACTGGTTTGGTACCACACTACCCAGTACTAAAGCCTGGATAAAGCCTGGATGACGTGGGTTAGTGAGTACTCACTAACATCTAATTAGTTGGCACGTTAATTGCATAATAATTGAATTAAATGTATATTAGCAGTTACTAATATTAAGTCTGTCTGGTGTATAATGATAATATTATCAATAGCTTCACTAATGATAAGTCTATCATTTTAAGTCATTGATTAATAAAGAAATAGCTAAAACGTAGAATTACCCGTAACCTATTGATTTCAAACGATATAATTCTAAATGAGACTATATCTTATTAGTGAGTTCTCACCCTCGGAGCATCAGGGTAGCGGGTGGAGAATAGCGCCTCTCACAGAGCCTAAAAAGAGGCTCTACGATTATATTAGACAATACTAATATACGTAGTTACTGATAACATTATCAGTAGGGCTAAGTCATTGATTAATAACTATAATTTGACATACGCGGCCCTGGGTATATTAGCAAAGTCTAAAGTGACGCTCTACGTCACAATGTGACGTCACAATGTGACGCTCTGCGTCACCTCCGCCTTGAGCGTCATGTAAAATCAATGACTTAAACTTGGCATGGGAATTGCATTATTAATGTTGCCCCGCAGGCGTGCGGGGACGCGGACAGCCGCTTCCACTAGGGAGCATGTCGCTACCGCTAGACTCTAAGACACTGGGCTGCACCAGTGAGCGCCGCCAAAGGCGCTTGGCAATTTGCAGCACGCCAGCACGCTAGCGATGTATCGTGCATAGACCCTAGGACCAACATAAGACCGTTTATTCGGCGGGCGGAGATTAGGGGACCGAATACACTTGGTCGCATGGTAAGTAGTGATAGGGTACAGGTAAACTTGAGAGCGCAGGGAGCGCGCTCAGTCGGCATGAATGCAGTTCCACGATACAGGTGGACGACACAGTAGATAAAAGCCTACCGACCGCTGAGAGCGCGGTGAACATTGAACCACACTATTTAATCCATGCGCGGGTGCTGCAGGTCGCAAGGACACATTGTTGATAGTAGTTACATAACGTGTTGTTCCCCTCTATGAGGGGAACATTTTACTGTGCCTTCGTAGGTGGTGACAGTTGCGCTGGCAGGGTGCAGTAAAATGTTGTATAATTACAACATTGTGTGGTAGAAATACCACACCTCTTAAAATGTTCCTGATAGGAACATAATCAATAGAAAGGAAAAAGGATGAAAAATCAGCTAACTAAATATTACAATGTGGTAGATAGCTTGTCGGTCGAAGGCGTTGTCGTTGATGACGCTGAGGTTGAGCAGTCGAATCCGTTCGCGGACGCAGCTGACGTTGTCGTTGATGACGCTCAGGAGACCGCAGAGGTGCTGACGCCGACGCAGGAATTCACGGAAATCGTGGGTATCTACGTCGGCCTCCGGGGATTCTCAGAGGACACCTTCAACCGGCAGCGGCGCATCGCAATCAGCAACTTCGACAACTGGAGTGACTGCGCAAAGGCCATGAATGACGCCGAGGTTGCGTGGGTTGAACTGCACATCCCGGACTCAGCAATCAAACGGTCGAAGGCTGGTAAGGTTTTTGTATCAGAACACACCACGCTGGCTTACCGCTCCGCGAAGAGTACAATCCGCGGGATGTTCGAGTGTGGGGTCTCACATTACGATGAAAATGGAGACCTGCTCACAAAGGATGCGTGCGGGGAAGCCATCGCCGAAGCGCGGGAGGCTGCTAAGCCTACGCCCACGGCAGCGGAGGTTGAAGTCAAAAACGCTGCCGCGCTGGCAAAGGCGCTGACGCGGCTGCTGAAGTGCCTAGGTGAAATGGAGAATCCCGCCGAGGCTGCAGAGGCGGCCGTGACCGACATCCAGGCTATCTATCCACCGTCAACGTAAACGTAGTATGTATATCGATAGCACTCGAACTGAGTGCTATCCATTATACTTATTAGACCTTCCCATAATAAAATCTGGGAACTTGAGAGCCAAAAACAGCTAAAATATTTATAGGCGCTCGGCGCATGCGCCCGCCATGCGAGACCCCTGCGGGCCTTGATTTCTTTTTAATTATGTTCCTACAGGAACATAAGTGGCTCATATACAATCAATGGAGAAATACATTATGCGTTAACTAACAACGTGTCAGATTCCCAATAAAGCTATTGGGCAAGCTGGTAGAGTCTGACACCTTGTGCGCTAATGCACAGTGGAGATAATAATGATTGATTCATTAATGACGTTTTTAGCGTGTATTGGTATCGTGTATCTGTTTGTTCAGGTATTCATGATATTGGGTACACGACGATGACACTCTACCATGTCACATTAAATTGTGACCGGGTAACCGCACAGACTACCAGTCTTGATATGGCGCGTGAATGGCTAAATCAGATTGATTTAGAGTGTGAGTTAGAGGAGTATATGGTAGCAATTGAGGTGCTGGATTTTGAGGAACCATGCCAGCCCCTAGTGGATATAGATGATATATTGTCTATATGAGCTGATATGGCCGTATATGCTGGTAAATGCTAGCATATACGCCTATATGCGCTTAACTTCTAACCCGCATATAATGAGGAGATGATATGGCTAATAACACTATCAATATCCCCAAGCCTACCAAAAGTAAGGGTAGTAAGGGGTGTAAGAAATCCGGTAAGAAGCGCCGCACAGCACATGCTATGCGCTACATCGCAGAAGACCGGAGGATGAGGAATAAGCGAGCGAAAATGTTTCGGACAAGCGAGCGCCAGCCTAATAATCAGGAGCTTGCTGACGATATCATTCGATTGTTTTTCAACAAGTAATCACCAACAATAGTAAAGGTAATGAGACGACTGAACCTAACTATCTTCTACACTGTCAGTGGTACCGACGTACAGTCAATGGAAGCCCTGGTTACATGTTTGGATAGTCTCATTGCCTTGCCTATTTTGGTGAGGAAACAATAAGGTAGGCGCAGACCTCGATAACTACGAGGTACTGTACTACTGACCCGTATGCGCTTAAATGCATATAAAACCCGTTTAAGTAAATAAGGTAATGAGACGACCTGCTAACATCAAACTACGATACAAACAGATGGTACCGAGTTTTAGTCCCTCACGTCACTGTTGTTAGTCTCTGGATAGTCTCATTGCCGTATCTATTTTTTGATACGGTATAACTATGAAGGATAAAGATGATGGATAAAACCTGTAAACACTGTGGTGAATTAATTCATCGCGACGTTAGTGGTAGATTGTGGCACAATTCTTCTGTAGTGTTCCCGCAATACTGCCGATTCGACGTTAAAAACGATTCGGTTGTCGAGTTCATCACGGAGGTGACAGAACTCGGAGGCAACCTGCACGAACCCTTCCATCGCGAGGACAACTAATTACAAATATGTTCCTGTTAGGAACATATTTAATAGATATACTATAGTTCTTGTATATCTATTTATATAGTATATACTAATATATATGCTATATAGATAGGTAAAACAAACAGAAAGGAGTAAATATATATGTTGTTTAACGACTGTCATGCAGTGCAAGGTATGAACCGTGCTATAGCAGCGGAAGCGGGTTTAGCCACTGCGTATCTCAGCCCGCAGGACCCTAACCAGTGCCCTAGAACAAACGAGGGCACTATCTATGTTAGGACTCCTGACCCTAAGTGGGAGAAGGCGGAGATTATCCAGTGGTTTGACGTTAATGGCCACGAGTGTGGACACCACCTAGGCGTATGTAAAGACGTTTGGCATCCTAAGTTTATTAAAAATCTAAACACAAATAGTGTGCGAGGGTTTGTATTTAACTTAGTAGACGACGGACGTAATGATAAGCTTAGATGCTATAAATACTTAGGTATGTATGACTGGCATAAGGTATCCTCGGTAGCTATGCTTAGAGAGGTAGCTACTAAAGGGTGGTCTAATCCTGGATTAGATGCATTTGGTAGCATAATGAAAGTATTGCTACCCTTTGACACTTTAGCTCGCAGCGTCTGGAATCCAACCCTAGAAAATGTCGATAAGTTATTCTCACGCTGGCATAACGATATCGAAGCGGAACAGTACCGCATACTAACGAGCGATTACTTCAAGAGGTATTGTGAGTTAGAGACTGCGGTTGCTGAGTTAGATTTTGTAGATGAAATACTTGAGAAGGTATTTAACTACAATGAATCTAAGAAACCTAAAGATGACCCACCTCCACCCCAGCCCCCAGATGATGAGGGAGAAGATGAGGAAGGAGAAAAAGGTGAGTCTTCTGAAGGTGAGGAGTCCAAAGACGGCGACCCCTGTGATGATGGGGAACCTTCTGAGGATACCGGCGAAGAAAAAGGAGGTTCTGAAGAAACTGAAAGTACTGTAACCGAGGAAGGAGAGAGTGTAGACGGAGAAGTTCCGCCGTATACTATCCCCTACGAGGATATAGCGTACAGTGACCACCGAGATTCTATGGATACTACCGGAACTGGTATATCTATTGATTATTCTAGGTGGAGACCAACTAGGTTTTCTGAAGTATATTCACCACATACAGATGATACCACCACAGTAGTAAACTTACATCGCACTTTTAAAGCGATTAAGAGTAGTTCTATTAGGGGTGGACCTGGAGCTACTGACGAGAATGTTCAAAGTAAATTAAACACTTTGAATATATCGTCTATGACTGCTAGAGCTAAGAGGTATCTTCAAGTTGAGACTCGTAAAAAAGTAGGTTTCAATAAGAAGAAAGGGAAGATACACGGAACCAAACTCCACAGAGTACTTGGTGCTAACGCTAACCTAAGGGATAAGGTGTTTAAAAATAAGGACGTATCCAAAGCGCTAGACTGTGCCCTCTTAGTACTAGTAGATGCGTCTGGTTCTATGTACGGGGAGGAGATAAACACTGCCATTGCAGCTGCAATAGGGCTAGAATCCTTATGCAAAACGTTGAAGATTAACGTAGAGATTGCTGCGTTTACGGAGGTGAATACTTTGGATAATCGTTATACGATAGCTAAAGAGTTTAACACTCCAATAACGCCTAATAATCTTAGGCGCAATCTTCTAGAAACTTCTAAACTAATGGTTGAAAACGCTGATGGAGATAGCATTTTAGTAGCTTACCATCGCATCTTACAACAGAAGCAGCCACGTAAAATTATATGTGTACTGTCGGACGGCAGTCCTGCTTCTGGTAGGGGTGATAGTGCAAGTTTCACTACCTACGTAGTTAAGAAGGTTGAAGATGACCCTAACGTAGATATATTAGGGATAGGGATTTTAGATTCAAATGTAATTAGGTTTTACAAAAACAACTACGTAGTTAATAAGCTTCAGGAGCTACCCGATGCCTTGATTTCTACGCTTAAAGACTGTATTCTACGTAAGTAGAAAGGAGGTGTGACAGCACTAGAGTACTCAAACTTCGTGAGTACTTTAGTCTGTACCACTTTATTAGATTAGAGAGGTACTTTTACAATACAATCAACAGAGGTAAAGTAAGATGGTTATATCAACTTCTACAACAGTGGTTACACCAACACCAACTTCTAGAGTTGCGAAAGAAGTCGCGGCGATGGTCGCGGAGCAGAGAACCACTAAGGCTGCTAGTAGCATGGCCGACAAGCTTAGCGCTGTTGGTTTGAAAGGCAGCAGCAGGTGGTTCAAGGACGTCGAAGACGTCGTAGTTGACGAGGAAATTGTTCCTGGAGGAACAAAAGTTATGCTCAGTGAGCTGTGTGGGCGTACTAAGGAGGATTGGCCAGAAGAGTTTGATATTCTGGTTTCTTCTTTTAAGGATTACGAGTACACGGACGAAGAGAAGAAGCTTATTCCTATCCAAATGTCAACCTACCATCACAACCCTGAGCTAATGTTTAGGTTAGCTTGTGCGGTTGAGAACATCTACCAACCTAAGGTTATGCTTACTGGGTTACCTAGTACTGGTAAATCCACAGGTGCAGAGCAGTTTGCTGCTATTACTTCTAGACCTTTCATTAGGTTTGGTTTTAATGGCGCAACTGACGTAGATGAAATGCTGGGAGTTACCCACATTGATGTCTCTAAGGGGGATTTCTTCGAGGAAGGTCTTATTCCTAGAGCGTACCAAATGAACAACATGGTAATGCTTTTGGATGAGCCTTGGTCGGCTCCCCCTGAGATTATGATGTGTATGCAGCGTCCTTTGGAGGACGACGGGTGCATGATGCTTGCCAACAACAACAGCAAAACAGTTGAAGGTAAGTTTGTCCACCCTGGAGATAACTTAGTTATCATGTTTGCCGATAACACCAAAGGTATGGGTGATATGTCAGGGAAGTTTGTTGGTACCCAACCACAAAACACGTCTACTTTAGATAGAGTGCAGACCTTCATTCACGTAGACTTCATGTCTGCAGCAACTGAGGTTGCTGCTTTGGAGAAACTCTACCCGGAGGCAGAAACACTTCTGCTTGAATCTATGGTAGAGGTGGCTCGACTGAGTAGAGAAGCGTACTCGCAGGAAACTTTGAGTATTATCCTAAGTTTCCGCGTACTTAAGTCTTGGGTGCAGCATGCGCTCGCACTCCGTAACTTCAAGAAGTCTCTTATGATGGCATTCATAAATAGACTCGATGACCCGTCCGAGCGGGAGATGGTACTCGGATTTGTTAACACTGTGTTTGGAGATTAATAATCATAACAGCAGGCCCTTAGACCCCTTTACTTTTATAGTAGAGGGGTCTTTTTTTTTGTTCCTGCTAGGAACATAATTGAGGGTACTTGACATACCAGCGATAGTAGGCTATCATTATGGCTTACGCTATTTAAGGAGAATTTCATGAAAGTAAAAGGAACGCCGTGGGAGCTTAACAAGATAGTATATACTATCTCCCAGCTAACGGAGTTAGGAGTAGCTATACCTGAGCCTTGGCCTTGGGCCAGATACGGGGGTAGAGTTAAGTGGGTGACTGGGGACCTCAGGGTACTCCAGCTTACTGAGTTACTTGAGGACTCGACGACATGAGCATACCTCACGACCAATTTGTACCTTATGCTAGTGACGTAGTGGGCGAGGAAGTAAATGTCCACCACTGCAAGCAGGGGCGCAACAACGATAGAATGTATATTAGGAGAACAGAGAATGGAACTATCTTGGCTTATTGCCATCACTGCGGCGAACACGGTTTTACTAGGGAAATTATACCTATCTTCAACGAGAGCGGCAATGCGGGAACAGGCGTTGGCGCAGTCCTTAGTGCACGTAGCGTGCTACACGGACCTTCTACACCAAGCTCTGATAGAAGAACACCCTTCTGTGTTCCAAAAGATACCAACTTTAACTGTAGTACCTGGGATAAAGAATGTATAATACCTCAGTTATCAGTTAATGATGTAGAGGCTAGTGGTATAGGGGTATGCTACTCCCCCTACTCCCCTGGTGAAGATATTTTATGTTGGGTATATCCTTACTACTTAAACGGTAGTTTAGTTATGTATCAACTTAGACACTGTACTGGAGAGAAGTGGATACGTACCTGGATAGACAAAAGCTCACACTACGATTCAAAGAATGTAGTAGTAGACCCATTTACATATGGTAGAACATCGGCACACTCAACTTTGACTATTGTAGAGGATTACCTATCAGCTGTTAGAGTAGGTGCATTCACTGACTCTTTAGCTTTACGGGGAATTAATCTAAACAATAAGCAGCTTAAGCATATTCTAGATATATATGATAAGTATATAATTATGTTAGATAATGATAACCAGCAAGTTCGACTAGCGCAGACTAACCTCCTAACTAGGTTTCGTTCTTTTGGTAAGGAAGCCGTAATAAGCTACGTAGATAAGGACCCGAAAGACTATTCTACTTCTGGCATAACTGCTCAAGTAGGGGAGGCATTATGTTACCTAAGTTAATGAAGTATTTAAGCACTCGACATAACTACTCGGTAGCTAGTAAATATATTCCTAGGGAGTCGCTACCTAAGGAGGCAGCTGAGTACTTCGACCACCTAAAAGTGTACTTCGATACTGTAGACATTACGGTAGCTGAGGTAGATAAATCTGCATTCCTTCTGTCGTATTACCTCGACCACCCCCACGATGAACTATTTGATATGTTCGTTGACACGGTAGATGAAGCCCACACAGAAGACTCGTCAATAGTGCAGAAACTTATTGATAAGGTAGCTGCAGCAGACATTGCTTTAATATGTGATGACATTATTAACAGCGTAGGTAAGGCTACTGTAGCTAGTGTCGATAAGCGTATTCAAGAGTATACATACGAATCAGTTAAGCTAGATAGAGAGTTACAAGCGGAGGAATCTAAAAGTTTACTAGACTCCTTGAAGTCTATAGAGAGAACTGGGTATACGTGGCCATTAAAGTTCCTAGGGAACATTTTAGGCCCTTTAAATAAAGAGTTAATCATTGTAGGAGCATATGTAGAGGGGGGTAAGACTACTTTTATGGTGCAGTGTGCTTGGTATATTGCTAAGCAAATGTCTGGTGACGATAAGGTGCTTTGGTTTAACAACGAGGAAAGTATTGATAAGGTTAAGCAGAGGTTTGTACAGTCCGCCTTAGGGAGGAAGAAAGATGATTTACTAGATAACCCAGTACAAGCAATCATAGACCTCAAGAAAGTAGTAGACTTAGAGAACCGCGTAGTATTTATTGACGACGCTAATAACATACACAAAATACAGAGAGAAATTACTAGGCACAAGCCTAAGCTTATTATTGTTGACCAACTCTATAAGGTATCTGGTAGTATGCGCAGTAAGGAGGGAAATGAAGCTGAGAGATACAGAGGACTATGTGAGTGGGCGAGGAACATAGCTAAGCATACTTGCCCAGTGCTTGTATCTAGTCAACTTGACTATCTCTCTGTAGGTATGAAGTACCCTGGAATGGAGCACTTATACATGAGTAAGACTGGTGCTCAAGGTGAAGCTGACGCTATCATAATGATAGGCAGCATACCATCGGAGCCTAACATGAGGTACATACACACACCTAAGAATAAGTTAACTGGTAAAACAACTAAACACGAAGTGTTTATACTAAAAGATATAGCGAGGTTTAGAGATGTCTAAGTATAACCTAGATGATTTTCACAAAGCTTTGGATGGAGGTACGATATGTGTACTAGATGTAGAGACTACTTTAATTGAGAGAGGTAAGAGTGTATTCTGTGAACCACCTAGATATTTAGTAGGAGAAACACTCATGTATACATTATTTCCGGGAAGAAAAACAAAGTGCTTTTGCAGTACTGATGTATATAAGTTACGTGATACGCTAGCATCTACTAACCCGGATATAGTAGTAGGACATAACCTACCCTTTGACTTAAAATTACTTAACGACCCTCTTGGCCTCGCGAGAGCGAGCAGACCTACTATATTTAATACTAACTGTATATACTGGGATACATCTGTAGCAGCTTACATGATGTCTGGACAGACCCATAAGTTCCCTTCGCTAGAGAAGTCTTTAGTTGACGTAGGTTTAGGACACCTCTCTAAGGATAGTGAAGTATCTGAAGCTATTAAAGCTGGTACATGTCCGTCTACTTTACACTCCAACATACTTGAAAGATATCTACACCAGGACGTTTTAATAACTAAAGAGTTGTTTAATAAGCAGGTAGAGATACTTAATGATAGACGTGATAAGTCTTTTTTTAATCTAGTGTTACAGCATATGCAGTGGAGATACATAACTTTCCGTATGAGTATGAACGGACTTAATTTAGATAGAGCGGGAGCAGTTACTAAGAAAGCTAGTCTTGAAAAAAAGTCAAATGAATTGGCGGGTGACTTATGTGACTTCATGTGTCTAACACTTCCAGAAAAGTATGATAAAAGGATAACTCCAAATTCTAATCAACAGGTTAAGCTCTGTATATTAGGCGGGAAGGCGGAACAAACTCGTTATGTTCCCACAGGAACATTTTATAAGTCTGGTAGTAGAGAAGGAAAGGAAAGATTAAAGAAAGAAGTATCTGAAGTTGACATACATTGTATGCCAACTAAAATGGGGTGTACTTTAGAGCGCATCACCAAGGTAGATGAAGAGGCGTTAGAAGAGATATCTACTATGTTAGTGGAAGCTCATGACATACAGTTTATATCTGACCTACTAGAATATCGTAAGATAAACAAGGACTTAAAGACATATTATACTGGGTATGTAGATAAGGCATCTTCAGATGATTTGTTTCATCCAGAGTATCGCCACACTGTTACACCAACTGGTAGGATATCATGTGCGTATCCTAACCTAATGAATTTACCTAAACACTAGAGGAATTGGAAGATGAGTGACTTCAGGAAGTACATAGTAAGTAGGTATGGATTAAACGAAGGTATGCTAGTGGAGTTTGACCTCTCACAGCTAGAGATTTGTGCGTTAGCTGAGATATCTGGTGATATAACTTTACGAGATGAACTAAACGCAGGTGTTGATATACATAGACGCAATGCAGCAGAGTGGTTGTCTAAGGATGAAGATAAAATAACAGATGAAGAGAGGTTTCAGGCTAAGCGCATGACCTTCATGGCGCAGTATGGTGCTGCACCAACTACTATGGCTAAACAACTTAAGATATCTAAAGAGAGATGTGTAGCTTTTATGAAAGCATTTTACGAAAGATATCCACTCGTTAACTCATTTCACTTAGGTTTGCAAGTTGTGTGTAAAGCAGCTGACACAGCAGGAGAACCTATTACTTTTAGGGATATCACACCTACCAAAAGAGAGTATAAATTAATAGCTAAGGAAGGTGGGTACACTGGTGGTAAATACTTCTCAGCTACTGAGGCTAAAAACTATCCAATACAAGGGTTTGCTACTGGGGACCTCGTTCCTCTGGTAGTAAACAACTTAGTAAACGTAAAAGGATTTCCAATTATTGACCACCTAGTAACTACAGTACATGATTCTGTTTTACTTGACATTAGGGCACAGATGTTCTATACTTCTCTTATGGCCATAGAGCTGGCGGTGGCTAGATTACCTCTGACAGTGTTAGAGTTGTTTAACTACCAGCTAACTACTCATATAAACTACGATATTACATATGGGTCTAACTGGCAAGAGATGTCTCAGTTAACCAGAGAAGATACTATATCTATTCTTCATAAGAAAGGAGTACTGCAAGATGACTATGACTGCTACAGGAATTATAGTAAGTAAACGTGATAAGTTTATCACCCTAGACGATGAGAGGTTTTTCTCAGCTTGGACACCATCTGTCGCCTACTCAGATGTATCCGAGGGTGATGTGGTTAAGTTTGCCTACGTAGACAAAGAGTCTGGGGGTAAGACATACCACAATATTAAAGGGAAGGTAGAGCTTCTTGAGGCAGGTGCTGGACCTAGGGTACCTCCCGCCGATGCATCTACTGGTGGAGGTGCCCAAGGAGCGGCCCGTGCAGCGCACGATAAACCAGGGAACCCTCCTATACACACTCAGAGGTCTATCTGTAGAGCAGTAGCTTTGAAGGCAGCTGTAGATTACTTAACACCGGCTGTAGAGCATGAAGTCAAAGTAGCTGCATCCCCCGCCGTTGAACCCAGCGACGTTATAGACGTAGCTAAAGTTTTTGAAGCATATCTCACTGGTGACTCAGATGTAGTAGAAGCAGAGGCTTTGTTAGACGGTGTAGTGCATACCCATCCTCTTAAAGAGGATTCTGCTGTGAGTCCTGCTGACATAGCAGCATATATAGAGGCACAGATGGCGGCAGCGAAAGAGGAACAGGCTGCCTGAGAGGAAGCCGCGTAATAAAATATTCATAAGAGGCACTATGTGCCGACGGAACTTTGAAAAAGTTCCTACTAGGAACATTTATAATATAATGGATGATACAACACCAAGTACTCACCTAATCTTTGACGCTGATACTGCTCTGCAAAGAATAGGTTATTTATCTCTGCCTACAGCTGAGCACTACGAGCGTGCTGTGGTAGAGAACTTTAACCACATTATTGATACCTGCTTAGAGGGTTTAGGTGTAGGTAACAACTACTGTGTTACCTTATGCTTCACTGGAGATGAAAGACCTAGGTTTAGAAGTGCGTTTGACACCCATGAAGTATATAAGGAGGTTAGAGGGGCTGTAAAAAAGGGTCCTATGTTTGTAGGTGAAATGCTACAAGCTTTGAAAGAGGAGTGTGCCGCCCGCTCTAAGAGGTGGTTTTGGTGTATGGAAGATGCTAGAAACGCAGAAGCAGATGACACTGTGTGCTCCTTAGCTACTTCTTTACTACATGATGGGGTAGAGGAATACTGCATAATAGGAGTAGATAAGGACCTCTTACAGATAGAGGGGTGGCACTTCAATTTCCTGAATAATACGTTTGAGTATGTAGATGAGGTAGAAGCAGCTAAGTTTGTATATTGGCAGATGCTAGTGGGAGACCAAACTGATTCTATAGGAGGTATAAAGGGAATAGGTAAGGTAAAAGCAGATAAGTTACTTAATAATTTAACAGTAGTAGAGACTACGAGGGTAGTACAGCAAATGTATGAGGCTACATATACCTACCCCAGCTGGGAGGCTATATATTCTGAGAGACTTGCTAAACTTACTTTACTAAGTGATTTAGCAAGATGACTACTAAAAAACGTAGAGGTAAGGGCAGAAAGAAAAGAAGTGGTAAGGGTAGATTTAGGTCTATCTTTGAACGTAAAATAGCAGATACTTTAAGAAATAAAGGAGTTGCATATGACTACGAAAGAGAAAGATTTGCTTGGTTTAGCCCAAGCAACCTCACACTACTCTGCCCAAGTTGCGGAGAAATATCAGGAATGGTCAAAAGACATTATACACCTGACTTCTTCATTAGAGGGACAGGAGTTGTCATTGAAGCAAAAGGCAGACTCACTGCAGCAGATAGAAAAAAGCTTGTGGCAGTTAGGGATAGATATCCAGACCTTGACCTCAGACTACTATTTCAAGACGATGGCTTCCTTACAACCGCAGCTAATAGAGTGGCTAAGTCAAGGGTCAGAAATAGTGAATGGGCTGAAGGAGTTGGGATACCCCATGCAATCTGCGGAAGAGATGGCAGAAATATTCCAGAAGCTTGGATTAAATAGTAGTACTAAGGTGCATTAAAATGTTTTGGAATTCACATTATAGGGTCAGTAGACCTCTCTGCTGCTCATGCAGAATCTAATGACTACTTACCTAAGCTCCTTGGAGCGTTCTTTAAAGAAGTTTCTAGAGGAGAGAGAAGAAGGTGAAGACCCTCTCTCTTGTGTAGATGAACTAAAACGTAAACTTAAAAAAGCGGAGGCTAGAATACTTAAGTTAGAACACCACTTAAGTATTTATGAAGACGATGGAAGATGATTACTTGACTCAAGCGGTAATAGGTGCTATAGTAGATAGATACGAAATGGAAGAAATATTAGACATATTAAACATAGATGCTGAGTCGTTAGTTAAACTACTCAATGACCAAATACTAGATAACTTGGATAGATTTGATGTACCTAACTACTGAGGTAATACAATGAATGAGTAACTTATTTAGAGAGTGGGCCGTAGACCAAGCTATCGATATTGCTGTTGAGAAAGCAGAAGAGATGGGTATCTACAACGACCACTTCGTAGATTGGCTGGCCGACAAAGAGTTTGAAAATTTGTTGAACAGTGCGGTGTGCGAAGCGGAAGAAGGAGCAAACCGAAACATGAACAACATGGAGGACTTCGAAGCATTCGTAAATGAGATAATTAAACATCATAAGAGAGGAGGGTACCAGGTATCTGGAGCAGCGTATGAAGCTATAGGTTATTTAATAGAATACATAGAATTACTTAAAAAGAAGGAGAGTAGTGGTGAGTAGCCCAAATGATAGAAGTAAAAGAATGCACCGCAAGGGTGCTGAACAGAGAGTACAGGAACGTAGGTTGCGTTCTTCAGAGTTTAGGTCTATAGTACAGAGAGACAGAACTAAGTACCAAAGAAAACACAATAATATTCCTAAGGAACATTTTTATGAGTAGTATTAACGTATTTAAAACGGAGATAGCCAACAATGTGTTTTACCTTAAATTTGCCTTTGGGCATAGTGATACTTGGGATAATCTTAGCCGCCGGGTGGTCGCTGACGTATGTGGTAGAGGAAGTGCGGGAACTCTACAGCCCCTGCTCTCAACCTCTGAGCAGGATGAGCTTTACAACTACATATCTACTATGCGTTTCATTCCTGGTGGTCGCTACTTATATTACGCTGGAAGAGATTTGCATGCTTTTAACAACTGCTTCTTACTAAAAGCAGAGGAGGATACTCGTGAAGAATGGTCGAATCTTATATGGAGAGCGAATAGTTGTCTCATGCTTGGCGGTGGTATTGGTGTCGATTACAGCGTGGTTCGCCCTAGAGGTCGTACACTTAAGCGTACAGGTGGCCTCTCAAGTGGCCCTATTCCCCTCATGCAAATGATAAATGAGATAGGCCGTAACGTCATGCAAGGGGGGTCTAGACGTAGTGCTATATACGCATCCTTGAATTGGCAGCATGAAGACATAGAAGATTTTCTAACGTTGAAGAACTGGCATGATATCCCGGTAGCTACTGGTGTATCTCTATCAGACGTGCGTAATAGTAATCCAGACTTCCCCGCCCCAATGGACACGTCAAACATATCAGTCAATTATGACGACGACTGGCTAAATGATAAAGATAGACACTTAAACCCTCTGTTCTTAGATAACTGCCGGCAAGCGCTACATACCGGGGAACCTGGGTTTAGCTTTAACTTCGGAGATAAGAGTAATGAAACACTTAGGAACGCTTGCACTGAGGTTACTTCAGCTGACGATAGTGATGTTTGTAACTTGGGCAGTGTTAACATGGGAGCTATTGAAACTCTGGAGGAATTCACTGACATTGTTAGGTTGGGAAGCAAGTTCCTCGTATGTGGAACTGTACGCGCCGACCTCCCATACGATAAGGTACGAGAAGTTAGGGAGAGTAACCGTAGGCTCGGACTTGGACTTATGGGTATCCACGAGTGGTTACTCAAAAGAGGTTCTGGGTATGAAGTAACTAAAGAGCTACATAAGTGGTTGGAGGTGTACAGAGATGAGAGTGTTAAAGCGGCTGATGAGCACTGTGAGAGGTTGTACCTATCGAAACCATGTGCTTATAGAGCTATTGCTCCTACCGGCACTATTAGTACTATCGCTAGCACTAGCAGTGGCATTGAACCACTATTTTCTGTAGCGTTTAAACGTAGGTACTTAGTTAAAGGCTCTAAGTGGCACTACGAATACGTAATAGACCCTAGAGCTGAACTTATGATTAATGAACTTGGAGTAAAAGAAGATGACATTGAAACCTCATATTCCTTGGCTGAAAACTACGAAAAAAGAATTAAGTTCCAGGCCGACATACAGGATTACGTTGATATGGGAATTTCGTCCACTATTAACATTAAAAACCCCAAGCAAATTAGCGAGGGAAAAATTCAAGGATTTGCAGAAACACTTAGCAAGTACGCTCCTAGGCTTAGAGGACTCACAGTGTACCCAGATGGCTCTAGAGGAGGTCAGCCCCTCACCGAAATCCCTTACGAAGATGCAATCAAACACAAAGGAGTAGTGTATGAGGAGGTTGATGTGTGTGACTTAACTGGGAAAGGAGGTTCATGCGGGTGAGTTACTACACTAGTCTAGCTAACATAACTAACACTTGTTATAGGTACGGAGTTCCTTATAGAATAAATTGGGGAAACCACCAAGTACTAATTAACGAGGAGTGGTGGTATATTCCTAGAACAGGTCGGTATAAACGTAAGGGTACTCCCAGTAGGAGTTGGGATGGTTGCCTATCTCCTGTGAAGTTTCTTAAGGATAAAAACCTAGTAAAAGGTCCTCCGTTACCTAGAAAGAAATGTGAGAAATGCGAAAGTATGTATAGACCTGAGTGGTGGACAGATAAATGTTATCAAGAGTTTGAGACTAATTTATGTAGACCATGTTACTATAGTTTACGCCGGGGAACAGATGAGGAGAATACAGGTGGCTAAGCGTACTCGTAGGAGTGTTAAAGCAGCTCTACTAGAAGCTATTACTAAAATGTGTAGGCAGTGCATACACGACTCATTACATGGTAATGGTACGTGGAGATATCAAACAGAGATGTGTACAGATGATAGTTGTCCTCTGTACCACCACAGACCTCTACAGATAGAGGAGGTAGATTAATATGGCTAAATACTGGTAACATCGATGAAAAAGGTTTACATTAAGAAGTTTAAGAACTGGTTGTGGCAGTACACAGGTATGTCCTACCTGAAGGAAGACGTAGGCCACATTGATATGAAAGCTGCATTTAAAGCTGGGTACCTAGATGGGTATGCTACTGCTAAGATTCAAGATTTAGAACTTAAACTTAAAGACCCACCTTGGGGTTATAGTAAAGCAACTTCTAAAGATAACAGTCCTTGGTTCTAATATAATGATATCAACTAAGAAGCATGCCTTCATACCAGATACTCAAATAACTCCTGAGTCAGACACATCTCACATAGAGGCAGCAGGTACTTATCTAGCAGATAAGAAGCCTGACGTAATAATAATAGCTGGTGATTGGTGGGATATGAGGTCTTTAAACTCTTACGATAAGCCAGGTAGCTTCGGGTGGGAGAAGAAGAGTTACTCAGACGACATAAAGTGCGGGTGGGTTGCTATGGATATGTTCCTGAGGAACATAAGACAACCTAAAGGGTATGACCCTAAGATAATATTTACTGTTGGTAATCACGAACAAAGAATACTTAGAGCAGCAGACGACCCTAACAACATAGTGTTTAGGAGCATGCTAACCCTAGAGTCATTAGGTTTGAAGGAGTTAGGGGTTAAAGTGGTACCCTTCTTGAATATAATTAAACTAGATGGTATTCTCTACTCTCACTACTTCAACAACCCGCAGTCATTAACCTCTAATGCTGTGGCGGGTACCATTGAGAATAAGCTTAAGCTAATAGGACATAGCTTCTCTATGGGACACCAACAGCATAGGCAAACAGGTAGTATATACACTGCTCTAGGTGAGCGTAGAATAGGGTTAGTATGTGGGAGGTTCTACCAAGAGGACCAAGACTACCTAAGTCCACAGAAGAACACACAATCTTGGTCAGGTATATTTATGAAGCACGAGGTGCGTAGAGGAGAGTACGACCTAATGGAAGTATCAATGAAGTATCTACTTAAGGAGTGGTCGTGACTGCGTGGCTACTCCTAGTTGCTGCCAGCTTCTGTCTAGTGTCATTGAGGGCTTTTCAGCAGCTCAACGTCATACATAGTAAGTGGCTTTGGGTACCTTTTGGGTCGGTGGGGCTAGCTTTTGCTGAGGTAGCAGTAGTAATAAACGTAGTATCTATAGGCTATATAGCTATACTATTTGTAGCTTTTGGTGGGGTACTTGGGTGCTGGACCTCTATGTACCTCCATAAGAAGTTTAGGTGAGGCTACCCCTAGGGGCTTTCAGGCAGAGGGAATTAGAAACTCCCTCTGGGTTTACAGCATCATACAACTCAAACACTCTAATGAAGTCCCACGTAAACTGAGCTACTACTTTATCCTGTGGGTGAGCTTCTATCCACACTAGGAGTGCTTTAGGTCCGCTAGGGTGAAGTAACAGTCTAGCTACATTTCTACTCCAAGGTCCACAGAACCTCTCTGGTACAGAACTCCCTAAAGCAAACAGTAGCTTCTTTTCGTCTTCGAGTGGGATAGCTGGTGCTAAGGGAGCACAGCTACATATAGTAAGTAGTAGTATGAAGTATTTCATCTAACGTCGTTGTAGAAGAAGTGACTACCAAATGTTCCTACAGGAACTTTATTGACTGCCCACTTAGGTTTAATGGTTTTAGTGTGGTAGTGAGTGCTGCTCAGCTCTAGGTAAATCATTGATAACTTGAGCTGCCGTTTGAGCAGTTATATTTGCTATTAGTCTGAGGGCAGTTATGTCTATATCAGATATCGACCTACTCTCTATTATCTTCTGTGCAGTTTCATTCATAAGCAGAGCACCTACAAACCTCTGCTGTAGTTTATCAGACATTCCTTCTAAGGTTTTACCTAAGGCTGAGAAGATAGGGATTGGATTAGCCTTAGTAAACCCAAGTAATTTTACTGGGTTAAGTGCTGAACCTATCTTAGAACCCAGCTCTGCTGCCTTAATAGATGCACCAGCGTCCGGTAGCTTAGCAAACAGCGAGTACATCAACGCTCTGTTTTCTAATCCTCTTACTTCCTCAGGAAGCATTACTGCCTCTAATACTCCAGACTTCTTTAAGCTATCTATCTTAGCAATAGCGGCTCTGGCGTTCATGTTAGTTTTGCCTTCGTAAAGTTTATGAGCAGAATCTATGATAGAATCTATGACAGACCACCTCAAGGATTTCCCAGTCTTAGAATTCTTACCTCCACCAGCAGCTATCAACTCTTCTATAGTATCGATGTTACCAGTATTTAGAATCTCTTTGGGGTTGTTACTTCTGCCAAGAACAGAGGTCTTAACTTTGTTCACTACCTCTTCAATTCTAGCTATGTTATCTCCAATCTCCTTGAAGTTTATTACTTCTGAGGGAGTTAACATAACTTCTAATGCTTCAGGGTCAGTATCAAATTCCTCTAGAGTCTTTCTAATGTTTTTACCAGACCTCAGTAGTTGTGTTTTCCACGCCTGATTGAATTCCTGCCAGTGCTCATCTGCCATGACCCTCTTTAAGGTTCTTAGTGGGAACGCATTGCCTACCCTAACCATCTCCATTAGTCTACCTGGGTTATACTCTTTGCCTATCCTAGCTATCTCTCCTACTTCTATTATGCGCTCGTACCTAGAGTTAGCTAGATTAGCTGCTTTCAGCCTGACACGATAGTTCAATCCACCAGCTGTGGGGTTTTCCATAGACTTAGTAAGCTCTTCCCATATCTGCTCAGCTAACCTATTCTCTGGCGTATACCTCTCTCCTGGTTTAGGAGTCTTAAGCTCAAAGAAGTTAGTCCTAAGCTGCCTCATCTGCTCTGCTGCAGGATCCTTACCATCCATAACTATATCTGGCATAGCCCTAAGCTTATCTAGTTGCTTCCTAAACTCAGGAGTTAGGTCTTGCAGCTGTATATCAGCTGGTACAGTTGTTGAGGTAGCAGGAGTCCTAAGAGTGACCCTACCTCTAGCACCGGGCATAACTACCACGCTAGCTGGCGTCGTAACAGTTTTTGTACCTGCGGCTACTGTTCCCTCTAGAACCTCGTCAGCTTTATCCTTAGCCCCAATTGAGCTAAACTTCGCCCCCACTGCCTCAGCATCCGCTCTAGCGTACTTCCTAGTTATGTGCGTAGAATATATCTTCTTGAAAGCCACGTATCCCCTACCGAGACCCCTTCCCCCCGCTTCTCTAGATAGTTCCTTGGCCCCTACAACAGCACTCTTAAACTCTGCAATAGCTGCCTCAGCCAGTGCGTTTACGTCTGAATCAGTAAGACCACTTGCATTAGCGTCAATGTGGGTCTTAAAACTCTCTAGGTCATTTATCGCATCAGCTGCCTGCTTAGCTTGCTTTAGCCTAGCTACTCGGTCTATGGATATAGCCATACGCTCCATAGCACCAGACGTAGGTTCAAACGCTCCTGGGAAAGGCCCAAGAACGTCACTGTTGTCTATACTAAACTCTATCCCTCCAGGAGTTGGAGAGAACTGAGCTTTACCTCGCTTCTCCTCATCGGTTAATGACTTCCGCCAAGGTTTTCGAAGCTTCTTAGCGGCTACATTAGCAGGTGCTGTGACTACCTCACCTAAGGCACCCGCTACCATAGCTGGCACTACGTTGCTGGCAAATATATCATCTATAGGGTCAGATTGATACCCACGAAAATGCTCCAAACTCTCATCTAAAGCCGCGCCAGCTCCCCCAGCTAGTGACATAGTGGGTACTCTGGTTAGGAAACTCAGGTTCTTAGTAGCTAAGGTAGCAGCTACAGCAGTACCTACTTCTAGGTTAGCTATGTAACCACCAGCCTCAGCCCAGTCACTAAACGTAGCTACTCTATCTGAATCAAACAGCATAAACGTCTCCTCTCCAGGGAGTCTAAGAGCAATAGCAGTTCCATTCACTGGGTCTTCCAGCCTCACTATCTCAGACCCTGGATACTTAGCTGTAATTTTATCTGCAATCTCTACGAACTTCTCGTGGCTACGCATTGCGTCGAAACGTAGTCTTGGGTCGTTGAACTCAGTAATTAGACCAGTGTCTCTATCACGGTCAAACCTACCTCCAAACTGCGCCTCAGCTATCTCAGCCTCACTTAAGGAAGTTCCAATCTCATGGGCTTCTTCTCTGTACGAATTCACCCAATCCTCGCGCTGACTACGAAATTCTCGCCGCGCTTTCTGCTCTGCAGTGGAAATGTAGTAGCTACCGTCTGCGTTACGATACACACGCCATGCCCCTGGCCGTCCGCTACGCTGCGCCGACCACCTCTTCATCTGGGCCTCTATATACTCTTCTATGTTAGCTTCTTCTATAGCTGCCCTATTGAACTTCTGCTGTTGGTTAAACATCTGAATAAGCTCACCATCACTGGACTGGTCTAGAGCATCTTGAGATATTTCAAACGAGGGAGTGACGTTCGCTGCAGAAGGCGGGACATAGCCTTCAGTATCTACCTCCATAATGGTATGAATGTCCGCGCTTCGCTCATTCAGTGCTTCGCCTGAGTTATAAATAGGCCACTTACCGGCATCAATTTCTTTTTGCCAATAATCCAATGCCTGATCTTCGGACATAGGTTTACTGTCATTCACCCCCGGCACGAAACTAGGGACCGATGCGAATTTACCTGCATGAGGGCCAGTGTGAACTTTAGGGCCAACTGTAAGAGCAGTCATAGGCGCACCATTATGGGTAGCCCCTAACTTTAGGTTCCCCCTGTGGTAATCAATAACCCCTTGTTCTTGTGGAGTTAACGTGGCCGCAACCGCATCTGCTCTTTCACGCAGACTTGCATCACTATCTTTTTTAGAATAGTACCTACCATCCTCACCTTTTCTAATTCTATACCCCGCTGCTTCTTCCCCTGCAACTGTTTTAGGATATGTCGAATGCTTTCGCCCTTTTAGAAGTTGCCCTGACTTGGGAGACCTACTAGGCCAATGCCCAGTTTCATCTGGCGCTAGCCCATCTTCTCTTGCAGTCTTATAATCATAACCGCTTCCTTCTGGGTCAAACTTTTCATTCATTTAAGTTTAACCTTTGCTAGTACGTTACCTGCATCATCTACAAGCACTTTTTCACCATCTCGCATTTCAACACCAGTAGCTATCACAACTGCGCCACCCGGCACGGCTGCTGTATCCACATTCTCAGGATTATCAAAACTAGATAGTACGTTGTCCTGTCTAATCACATCTCTGTCTAAAAGTATAGCTTCCCTAACTCCTTGCAGAAGCCCTTTCATAGTAGCTCTAGCTACGTCAGGCTGAGTCTTTTTCTCTAACATAGCAGCTGCTTTGTTAGCCCACTCAACTGACTGATTGGACACTCGCCCCTGGTTGGAGATTACATACCTAGCTAAGGGACCAACAATGCCTCTAAACTTAGCTCTAGCCTCCTGAGCTGTCTTTACGTTGTCTGCTTGGAATGGGGTATCTAGGACATTTAGAAGGGATTTAACTACGGGAAGTTGCTGCCCTATCCCACCCCACTCTTCCCCAAGAGATGCCCATAAGCCTACGGTCTGCTCCCCAATTAAAGGTATAACATTCTCTAGCTGTTTAGCTAGGGCTGAGTTAGATACTATCCTATTCTGTATTTCACTACGGTTAGCTGTAGTTAGACCACCAGCTTTAGAGTCTATGCTTACCCCTGCTCTACCATATACAGCTATCGCTGCCTTTTCTGGAGATACTCCTGCTTCCACTAGTTTATCGTACTGCCTCTCTAGCTTAGCTATCTCATTTGTCTTTAAGTCGTCTAAATCAACCCCACCATCTGCAATAGCTTGCCTAACTGCAGGAGAGTTAATGTGACCATACACTTTATCTACGTTCTGCGAGTTGGATGTGTCAGTGTCAGGGGGTACTATAGTTACATAGTCTTTAAGCTCATCTGGCGCACCTAGCTGTAACTGCTTACTTTCTATATAATCCTGCCTACTAGCAGGTAGTCCTCCTATTATGCTGTCAATAGTAACATCGTGGTCGGCTACGCCATTCTTAAGGGAGTTAAGGAGGTTGGATACCTCTTCTGGGTCAGACCCACTTTCTAGCATAGCAGTTACTACACTATTGAGGTCACTAGCTACTTTAACTAGGGGGTTAGGGTGAGACTTTGCAAGCTCATCTTTCCTAAACGCAAGCTCTTCCTCATCAAGCTTAAGCTTATCCTGCTCTAGCTGAGCTGTAGCAGCCTTAGACCTCTCGTCCTTAGCTAATTCATATATCTGGTGAGCTTCCCCCTCTAGCCCTTGCTTCTGCAGCGAACCTACTACGGCTGAGTAGTACCCCTGAGGGTCACTTTGCATATCAATCCCAGAAGCATCTACCTCCTGCTGAGCTTTCTGCATCTTCATAGCTCTAACCTGTCGAGGGTCAGGTCCAGCAGCTGCGTTACCTAGCATTCTACCAGCTTGAGCACCCATAACTCCACCCAATTGGGTGAAGCTCTTGCTCCCTAGCTCTATATCAGCAGCTCTATCCTGAGACTGTATAGCCTGCCGAGTTTCCCTAGGAGTTCTACTAGCGAAGAAGCTAGGTTGTACTTGTGCGTTTGCCATAAATGTTCCTCAGGAACTTATCTGTATGTTGTTGTTTAGCGATAGGAGCCAGATTGGTATGGGTTACCTATACCCAGCTGCTTGGCGGTATGATGCGCCAGAGCCTGCGCCCTGTGCCGTGGTGAGACCACCTCCGCGGTACCCACCTCCACCGTAGTAGCTTTGCGGTCCTCCACCTGCCTGGTACAGCCCAGTCACTGGGGTGGAACTGGAGGTAGAAGAGGTTAGATTACCCAAACCAGCCAACAAACGTTCGATGGTGTTAGAAGCTCCTACTCCTAAGTTAGCACCAAATGCCCTCTCACCCGCTGCTCTATCCTGGGCCGCCCCTAACTGTGCTTGTAATCCGTAATAATTCTGTTGAGCTGCTCCGAAGTCTGAGCCTGCGTTAAGCATAACGTTAGCTGAGTTAGCTAAGTTTACTGCCTTACCAACAGTACTGAAGTAATCGTTGTAGTAGCTTTGCTGTCTAGCATACCCCTCTGCATCTGCTTGGATAGCCATACCAGCGTTATAGTCCAGCAGAGCCTTAGCTGCTTCCGCCTCTCTCTGTGCACCTAAGGTGCTCCCCTGTAGACCAGACCCATAGAGACTGTCAAAGAGTCTGTTTACTTGCTCCTCTTGTCCCGGTGCAGCTCGCGCGTGAAGGTTCTCTAGGTAAGCCTGTGAGTGGCCCGCTCTATCGAAGTCCTGTGCAGTTTGGTACTGTCTGTTAGCAGTAGAGTAGTAGTTATCTAGCTGAGTAGCTAATTCAGGGCTTAGGGAAGCTCTAGCTGTCCCATCCCCAAATACCCCTGAGCCACCCGGTCCATATACATCTACTGGAGTTCTACTATACATTGGGTCATTAGAGAGTTGGTTTACCCTCCGTTGGTAGTCATCTTGTGAGTTTCCTAGTAACCGATTAGTTAGGTAGGCTCCTCCTACCTCACTAGCCATGTTATTTAAGAACCCACCTGATGTAGTTGCACTACCCCAAATACTCTTTCCTAACTCTCCTAACCAACCCATACTTCCTCCTCCTGCTGCTATACCGGGAGCTGACATAATATTGCTAACTCCATAGTTCATAGAGTTAGGAATATCATCCACAATATTCCAAGGGACACCACTACCAGTAGCTACTCCGCCTATGTTGGAAGCTCCGTTGAAGTTTCCGCTCAGCATCTGACCCAATGTGGGTGGTTTCCACCCATACACAGTGCCGCCCCCCCCAAAATACCCTCCTGCAGCCCCAGCAGCCATAGCCAATGGGGACTTGAAGTCTGAGGATATGCCTCCACCTAGCATACCTACAGCCCCGCTAACCCAAGGTCCACCTGGTACATAGGGGGCTGCTAGTGTTAGACCTAAGCCTACTATTTCAGAGAGTCCAAAGGACCTCTTAGCTCTTTGGTTCTTCCCTTGCACCTTCCTTAATGCGAAGTCAGCGGCCATTGCCTTCTCTAAGTCAGTAGCCCATCGAGGGTCTACGTTGTTCTCCCTCATCCACTCAGAGGAGTCGTTCCTACGGTCATGACCAGCGTACCTGGGGTCTGTCATGTATGCGTCGTAGATGTTAGCACCATACTTAGCTGATGCTTGTGGGTTAGTACTACCCCCAATTAGACCAGCGAATGGCTTACTAGCATCAAATCTATGGTATGTCTTGTAGTATCCTGAGTCTACTCTAGATTGGTTATACTCAGGGTTCCTCCAGTTATCTGCTAACCACTTGTTCTCGTTGTCTAGCCAAGCCTGCCTCTCATTTACGTTAGTAGGCATATTAGTGGTTAAGAAGCGTCCTCCTATATCCTGTAAGCCACTCCTCTGAGGGCCACTCATAGGAGCAGTTACCCGCCCAGATGGTAGGTTACCCCAGCTGTATGGGGATTTATTACCAAACTGGAGGAAGCTCCCAGAGAAGGGGGCGATAGGCATGTTAGTTAGTGTTGTTCCAGATAGTCTTTAGTTCTTGTTTAATAGAGGAAGCAGTACCTCCTCCAGTTCTAGAAGCTATCCATTTGATTAGTACCTTGTCCTTTTTGCTTAACTCAAATCCGCGCTTCAGTCCTGCGGTCGCCGCGGTAGCGTCGGCGTCGGCATCTGTTACCGCATCCACCTCTGCATTAGTCGGCGGACTACCTGCACGGCTCCACTCAATGTCTATGTTTCCAGTGTTACGGTTCTGCGCTAACTCCCAGCCACCCTCGCCGACAAGATGAATTAGTTTATCTCTAAATGATGCCATTAAAACATCCTCCATCCGCCAAATACGCCCTGACCCGTGGCCGCGTATGTTTCCCAGTTTGCTGAGGTAACATACGCTTGCACCTCGTAGTAATTATCGTTCGCCGAATCGGCTATGCTGCCAGACACGGTCGCTACTACATTTCCACCGACAGACGTTGACTGATGACTTGCTAGAGCGGTCAGAATAGTGTCGCTACTGTTTCGCTGCAGAATCCTGATACCAAAATCTGTATCTGCTGCTAGGTCGGTTGCAGCACCCCTGAGCGGCATTGCTGCGTGTAAAAAATACTTGCCAGCAGCTCCCGGCGTCCACTTATAGCCCGAAAAGGTACCGGCAGCGTCCCATCGCTCCGTCCCCCAAGTCGAATCTACTGTTGTCCATATACTGCTTGAATTTCCTGTTATGTCCGTGGTTAGCAGGACATTAAACGACGTGGCTATTTCAGAGCTTAATTGCAATCTAGCATTAGCGACCGTTATCTTTTTCTGCGCTCCGTCGTGCACAGGGATAAAGTTGGCATCTCCGAGTGTAGTTACTGCCGTCTGGTCGTGTATCTCAAGGTTGGGATTGAGCACAATAAACACGTCACTCGTAGCGTCGTAGCTGAATATATAAATGCCGTTTATTACCAGTTGCCCGGCAGCTAGTGCGGTCTGACTTGTGGTCACAACAGATTTTACGCCGACGCTATCGACGTCCAAAGTTACCGCGCCGGTATTGGTCGCATTGCATACAACAGCAAAATGGTCACCGGCTGCGTATGCGCTTATGGTCTGACTCGCCGCTAACGTGTACGCGGTAGTTCCGCCCCCGAGCGAGGTTACAGCGTGGTCGTCGGTCCACAGCCGCTTAAGCCTTGCAGCGGTCTCACGCCAAACATTGTTTGTTACGCTTGGCGCGGCGCCCTCTGCGAACCCGCCAGGCGAGGCGCCGTCGTTGCTGCCAGCTACTACGTTATAGTCTTTGATTTCAGCCATGATATTACCTTAAAAACTGAACAGGTCGCCGATACCGCCAAGCCCGCCCATTGACTGCAAGAAGCCTAGACCAGCCATTGTGCCGCCTGCTAGGTTTTGCAGGGTCGACGGCGTGCTGTAGTCCTCGTTGCTCGATGAGCCATAAGATCCTCCCCCTATGGAGGCCATGTAGCGAGACAGCGCATCATACGGCTGCTCCTGGTTGAACTGGTGACGCTGAATGTCTGCACTCAGTTCCTTTTGAGCCTGCGTGTCATAGAGCTCTCCGACGTTCAGCATCTGCGCTGCGTCCAGGTACGACATAGGCGCAATCTCGGGCGCCAACTGTGCAGCCTGCAGCATGCGGTCACGCTCATTGTTATACGCTCCACCATAGATGGTCGTATTTATGTCGCCGAGGCCCTGTGCGAGCGCAGCACGGCTTATGTCCATCTGGTTTTGGTACAGCCCGCTACCATAGCGTCCGGCCGCATCAAAGCCGGCGCCGATACCCGGTGCCACCGCTTCGCTGTACTGCCTCCCCATCTGCCGTCCCGCCATATCCG